TCATGTCAACAGTAGCAGCGGCCATGTTGAATACTCCTATTTATTGCGTTTAGTTAGGGTTCTGTCCCATTTTGCGATCAATTCCTCAAGAACCTTGTCCAGTTTTTCCGGATCTCGCTTGAATAAATTGTTTAGATTTCGCATTTGGGCATTAATGTCTTTTTCGGTCACATTCGGAGGGAAGACATCGGGTTCCGCGTCCGGTGGCTTAACCTGAGTGGTGGAAATTGCGCGTGTCGCAAGATCGCCAAGGCTAGGCTTATGGGCTGCAGGCGGGGTGTATTTGGTCGCATTCTTGAATTGGGTAATTACATAACCGACATACTGAGGAGTGTGCGACAGGGGGTTAATAATGGCGTCCTGTAATTCGGAAGGTTGAGTTTTCACCCACTCAACAAGGGCTGGTCCGAGCTTTTCAGAGAGAAAATCTTCCGCATCACTATGGATGCCCTTCAACTGCGCAAAATGGGATTGGGCATAAACCTCTCGCCGTCCCGCTTCACCGTCCTGTTCATACTTCTTGGTGCGTTCATCAATCAGGCGAAGCTGTTCTGCGTTCTCTTTCCGAAGGGTTTCCGCCAGACTAGAGGCCGTAGCCTTAATCTTCCTAGAGATATCGGGATAGTTTGCATCAACTTCATCATCCGGATCGAGTTCCACGGCTCGTGGCCTATTGGCCAAGCCCTGAATCAACTTCTCAAGGCTAGAAAACCTATCTTCAAGCCCCTTAATGGAATCTTCCTGTTGCTTCCGCAACTGGGCAGCCTCCATTTGGGCGGGGGTCAATGCGCGATCAGCATCCCCTTTCCGTTTCTTCCACGTTTCAGCCTGTTTCTTCCAGTATTCAACGCCCTGATCTTCGGCTGGTTTCGGCTCGACTTCGGGTGCTGGAGGTTCCTCCACCTTGGGGGGCTCCACGACTGGTTCTACTTCTTTCGGTTTAACTTCCGAGACAGGCACCTCTTCCACCTTCGGTGGTACTGGCACGCTGGCAAGAGCCTCTAGTTCCCACATTTCTACAAGGTTTTCCTTCTCCTTGTAAGAACGGGTCTTTTCGAGGACGGCCATCTGCTCCGGTGTTGGGGTATATCCTGACATATTCATTACTCCAAGAATTCGGGTCTTCATGAATGAAGAGTACCGTTAATTAATCCTAAATCATTTTATATCAAATGTCAATAGGCCCCTTAGGGTTTTAATGCGGGTTTGAAGACGAATAGTGGACTCCTGGTCCTGGGATTTCTCCAACCCGTCCCTAGCCTTTTCGATCTTCCTGTTCAATAGTTCCTCCAGGCTTTTCCAGAGATCAAAATGTTGATCCCTTTTGATTAATTCTATAAGTTGTTCATCTGTCATCAACTTAGGCGCTAGCACTTGGCTTCTCCTTGCCTATTTGTTCATTCTGTTTACGAAGACCATTAAGTTCTTCTTCTCGCTGGATCTGGCTTACCCCGGCAGCATGAGCCGTGTCTTGTGCCTGAATGTGCATGGCATCTTCGTCATAACCAATCGCATGATCCAATTCCTCGTCGAGGAATTGATAAGCCTTAGCCGCCATCTTCAAGAGGGTCAACTTGGATAGACTCCCCTCGGTGGCCCCCTTATAGAGTTCCAGTAGGGCATCCTTAGGGCTTGTCTCGGCCCTCATCTTGTCGGCCTGGACCTGGTTCATCATTCCGCTCTGTTCGGCCTGGGCCTTTTCCTGAGCCAATTGCTGGCGTTTCTGGGCCACTACGGTATCAGGCAGGATGATACGGGCATCAACCAAATCATTATAACGGATGAGAAGGTCACCAATCTGGTCAAAGTCGATCTTTTCTGCCCCATTAGGAGAGGCGTTAAGAACCTGAACCGTCTGGGTGATTACATTCATAAGGGTTTCACGGGCCATGATGCCCTGAACACCCCTGGCCGTAATCTTATGGTTCCCCTTAATGGCATTATCCTTGGAGAATAGACGGTAGAAATTAACCGTGGATTCCAACATGGGAATCATGAGATGGTTTTCAAAGTTAAAGATCACCGACTTCAGGGGCGTAATGGCACTATTGAACTGCATGGAGGCCCCGGAACTGGTCCGGTTGTGAATCCCTTCCCCGCCTAACCCCATGAGGAGATTAGGCATTGCGGCCTGCTCCTGGGAGAGACTTAGGCTCTTGTCCTGCACGGCCTGAATGATGTCCATGTGGCAATTGGGCGTGTAGAATTCGACCGGAGGTTGGGAATTATTGTTGACTTCAGATTCCCTGGTCTTAATAATCTTGCCAGCCTTTAGCTCGAGAACCTGTTCCCCCTCGGCAATCCGGTCCATGTTGAACCAGGCCATTGGGCGAGAGCTGAGGGCCATGTTATCCATTTTTGCCCGTTCCGTAGCATTCACGGCATCCTGGGAGTCGAACATCATCTCAGGGATACCCATGCCCCAAATCGTATGGGGAACGAGCTGGAATGGGGTGACGTAGAATGGCAGTCGGTCCTTATGGAGTTCGCTCACGCGCAAAGAAATAACATGGCTTCCAATGACCCACACCTGAGCCATTACTTCATCTTCTAACTGATCTTCTGCAATATCTTGGATTCCAGCCCTTTGGAGATCACGTCCGGAAAGCCATCCCCAGCGAACAAGGCAGATAAACCGCCCATTGGGAGCACTCATCTGCTGTTGACTATTGGAAATATTGACAATGCTCTCCCACCATTCGGGAGTCCAATTCCCATCGCCAAGTTCTGACAGAACCTTGTCAATTACATCCTTCTTGAAGCCATCTTCCTTACGCAATCGCCTTAATTGAGAACGATTAAGGATCTTCCTGACAATTGCGGAATCACATTCCTCGATTGTCCTGGCTCCAGGATCAGGATAGAAGTCAAAGGGACTGATAACGTCATAATCTGGCCTATATTCCTCTTGCTGGCCAAGGAAATCGAGTTGTGGGTCTGATTTATAGCCTGTTTCGATGGCTAATGGTCCCATAACAATGGAAGTGCCGTATTCGCCGGCGTCCAGGGCTGTTCGAACCATCTTTGAAGGCCATTCCGCCTGAGTTAGGCCATCTTTTACCTTCGTAGTCATCTTGTCGGCTGAATCTTCGGCCTTTTTTTGCACATTTGCCCTGATTTGATCTTCCGGCACGTTTTGTGCAAGTTGATTTCTGACAAAATCGGGGTCACAAGCGATGGGGTCTGGGTCAATCGTCCAAGCATTGGTTCCTGGAGGCATCAAAATTGGCACAATCATACCCACATAGGTCTGAACCTTGGGGCGAGTGATCTGGACAAAGGCCTTCGAGGTTCCGGAACCAAAATCAAAGTCCCCGGGGTAAACCCCTTTGCAATTTTGATGGGCACGAATCCAGTTTTTCTCCTGAATAATGCGAGCCCCCTTATAGCGGGTGAATTCCTCCGTAACCTTCCGGGCCAAATAATCAGCCTCTTCGGATTTTAGACTCTCGACCACATCCTTCATCTTGTCTTCATCGGGATCTAGGCCGAGGATCTTTTTATCGCCATCATTCATTTCCCCATAGGGCTGCACGCTAAGGGGTTGCGCTCCCGCCGTTGTCGGAGAACCTACCGAGGCCGGATTAAAGGGATCTGGTTGGTTCATGGTTTGCATCATTATACTCCATCAATATCCACTATAACGATCCCCGGAGGGTTGCCATTCGACTACGGTAACCTTACTGGGGGCCTGTTTCCCGGATATACTAGCCTTAGCGGATGCCATAACCGCATAGCGCGCCGAATCCACTATGTCGTCATTTAGCTTGATTATCTTCTGTTTACCATCCGCCCCTTCGCGTGTCCGATAGGTCCGGAGTTCCTTCAGGAGATGTTTACAGGATTCAAAAATCCAGAACCGTCCTTCAGAAATAAGCATCCTTATCTTGGTAATGGATGGATCCACATCATGGAAGGCTTTAAATACCCTAAGCCCTTCAGCCTGATACATCTTGGCCGTAGATTCACGAGAGCCGATTTGGCGATTCCAGGCCGTTGGATCCATGGCAAACTCAACATTCCAGGGAGATAGCTGGACGCTATGTTCCCTTGGGGATGGCCCGGATTGACAGTATTCTTTATAGATATAGTAACATCCAGATTCATCATCAATTGCCAGGGCCACAGCAGCAGTGGGATGGGAAAGTCCGATATCCAGGCCGCCAATCTTCCGCCAGTGACGCGATATTTCAAAATCTTCACAAACATACTCGGATTCATCGAACTGAAATACCTTGCCCGTTCCTTGGGTGGCAATCCCATATTTGCGGGCCTGCTTTTCATATTCACTCATTCCAGCATAGGCGGTTTCTAGCGATTCCTTGGGAATATGAGTAACATCATCAATAGATACCCACACCTTTATTACCGTTTCGTCCTGTATCAAGTTATCATAAAGGGGCGTAATACCCATAAGGGGCGTAAAGGTAAAGAGCATATAGCCCCCCCTTACCATGATCCTCATTTTGCATTCATTATGAATATCTTCGGGAGGTTCCTCATCAAACCAAATTATATCAACAGTTGAGCCCTGATAATCCTCTCTGCCCTGTTTGTATGAGAAGAATTGAATAGATGATCGTCCCCCAGAAATATGAGCAATGGATGCCCTATCGATAGAATAGGGAATGCCGGGTTTGCGTATAATAAGGGATTCGTCTATACAATCTAGGGGAATAAATCCGGTGCCATATCGTCCAATTTCACCAAACAACTTTTCCTGAATGGTGTCCCTGACGCGAAAAGATGTTTCACCGGCCACCCATATGGTGACGGGTCTATCAAACCGAATGCCTTTCCAGTCCTTTGGATAACGCCCAGTTAGATGAAAACCGATCTCATAGGAACCAGTGCAACTTTTGCCTACCTGATTCCCGCCCAGAAGAACCTTGACGTGGCTCAATATGTCAAGGAACTCCCGCTGTTTGGGATAAGGATGAAAACTTAAGGCCGCATTCGTTTCCCTAAGCCGCTTGAGGGCCTGTCCGATCTCGATAGCCTCATTAAGGGCGCTTTTGGGGACAGACTCAATTCCCATATCTCTTTATTGTCCCTCCACCCAAGGATTATGAATCAATTAGATAAAATGTCAATAGGCATATTGACAGGTTCATTAAAAAGAAGTAGCATGAGGGTGGTTCGGGCAAACTACCTTCCTTTTGGAGGAACCCAATGAAAGATAAGACCAAACAGACCAGCTCGGGAGATTCCGCCCTTACTGGAACCGTCGTTCACATCTCTAGCGGCCAGTCCGTTGGTAATTGTGGCCCTGGCACCTCGGATGTTGGCGAAGTTGTCATTCCGGCAGATCATCGCTATGGCGGTGGAGTCGCTGGCGGGGAGTAACCATGGGCGACTTGAACTTCGACTATGATAGGGACCGTGATCCAGATCGCAAGGGATATAAGAATGTAATCCCCATCCCTGATGATATGGATCGCCCCCGCATGCTTCCGCCCCCGGAGTTAACCATCGTTTCTGACTCCGGGAAAACAACCGTCAAGAAAACGCCCATCGGAACCGAACATCCTTAAAGGAGGTTGTCTTGGATAAAAGATATAAGATTACCACAACGCCCAAGACCTATCCCGCAGGGACAGTTCCGGCGCATCTTCGCGTTACGCTGGTTTCTCCGGATTTCACAGCTCCCGAGCAGGCCCTCCCGGTTGGCGATGGTGAGGTCGATTTCACCGGCCTTCCTGATGGTGCCTACGTTATGACGGCAGAGCTTGTGGATGCCTCCGGGGGCCTAATTGGAGCTCCTGTATCCATCGCGGTCGTCATTGCCAACGATGTTGTCATTTCTTCCCCTGAAAGCATCACAGAAATTGTCTAGATGCGCCTCTTCTTTTATCGCCTCATGGATTGGCTGGGCCTGATTGTTTTGGTCCATGTCCCCACGAAGATAAGGGAAGTTCAGGGAAGCAAGTCTCCCCCACGGGGGAACAGCCGGATCAATCAAAAGTAACCGGCAACAAGAAAGGGGCCTCCAAAGATGTGAGGCCCCTCGTTTTTATCTTGAAATTATCCACAAAGAACACATATTTAGGGACAGGAGGATCCAAATGAACCTTTCGGCACTACTCGTCGTTCCCGCCCTGGTGCTCCAAGTCCCATCGCCCAAACCCCCTCCGTTACCTTCCCCTACGCCGGGACTGGGGGAATTGGGCAATAAAATCAACTTCGCG